AGAGGCAAAAGCAAGTGGAGGAGAGTATAGAATATACCCCTCAAGGTCGCAGGATCCTAAGAAGAACCCGCTCGACCCAGGCACGAAAATTAAGTATATGCGGCTTGCATATCCAGATCACGCCAATGCGATTAATGATAATGATGACATGCGTACCATTTTTGACGTTCTCAGTGCCCTCGATGCTGACGGGTATAGCAGCGTTAATATTGTGGTCGGCGGTGATAGGGTCAGTGAGTTTAACTCCCTAGCAACAAAGTATAATGGTGACCTATATAACTTCGATGAAATCAAAGTAACTTCTGCTGGTGGTCGCGACCCTGATTCTGAAGGTGTAGAAGGCATGTCGGCATCTAAGTTGCGTAAAGCAGCAGTAGAAGGTGATGAAGAATCATTCTATAAGGGTCTATCTAAGAACCTTTCTAAGAAAGATAGAGAAGCATTGTTCCTGACACTTCGTCAGTCGATGCAAGTATCTGAATCGTTTGATGACTTTGCAGAAGCATCATATGATTTGTATGAAATCGCTCCTAGATTAGATCCTCAAGGTCTGCGTGAAGCGTATTTCGATAGTAATTTATTTTCAGTGGGGTGCTTCATTGAGAACGTCAGCACAGGGCTCATTGGTAAAGTTGTTAGTCGCGGCAGCAATTATGTCATCTATATTGATGAGCATGACAATGTATATCGCGCTTGGTTGAAAGACCTGGTTGAAAGAAACGACATCAAGTATTTTAATTTCACTCCAGCAGGAGAAATGGGTACTGATAAGTTGGCAAACTATATGCGTAAACTTACTCCTGGTGAGTTTATTCGTAAGATAAATAAAAAGGACAAGGATGCTTAGTAACATGAATCTCAAAGATCTTCCCGATATGTCAGATGCACTCAAGGCAGTGCAGATGTATGAAAAGAAAAAATTAGACCCCGTTGGCAAGGAAGATGGTGACATCGATAACGACGGTGATGTTGATTCGTCTGATTCGTATCTGAAGAATCGCCGTAAAGCAATCGGCAAGGCAATTAAGAAAGAAGAAGTTGAAGTAGAAGAAGGTTATAAAGGTAAGCACGGTCAGTCTGACAAAGAGTATGCTGCTTCCCGCTCTCAGGGTGGCAAGATGATCTCTGGCGATGACAAGATGAGTGGTGCTGAATACACCCACGGTCGCAGAGTCAAGGCAGCAAACCCTGGTATGCAACCTGACGTAGGTGGCAAGACCAAACCCAAGTCACAGGGTAAGATGGACAGAGGCACCCGTGCTGATCTCCAGTATCGTAAGGCAAACCTCAAGAAAGAGGAAGTTGAGAGTGTAGAAGAAGGTAAGTTCAGCGGATCTAAGTCCCACATCCAACGTGATGGAACTGCTTCTGCTCCCGAAAGAACTGCTGCTGAGCGCAAAAAGGATCGTCGTATCCTTGCTGGTTATGGCAAAGGTGGTATGCAAGATGCAGTCGCTCGTGCAAAGAAAGAGCGTGATGAGAGACGTGCTGCTCGTAAAGAAGCATTTGCATTCTCTGAGGAAGAGTTTGAATTATTTGAACAGTACGGTGAAGAGATTGATGCACTGACTGATGAGCAACTGATTGATGTAATGGAAGATTACATCATCGAAACTGCTGAGGATATTGATGATCTGATTGAAATCTGTGAGCACCTTGACGCTGTTGAGATGTTAACAGAGGAAGAGCGTGACGCTGGTGCAATGGCACGAGCAAAACTCAACAAACCTGCTGGTCCTTCCCGCATGGATCGTATCAAGTCTGCTGCTAAAGAAGCAGGTTCTAGACTGAAAGCAGGTGCTGAAAAGGCAGGTGCTGCTGCTAAGAAAGGTATTAAGGCAGCAGGTAAGTCTGTATCAGCAAACGCTGGTAAGGCAGTTGGAACTTTCCAAGCAAATAGAATCAAAGCAAAGAGAGCAGAACTTTCTAAACCTGCTGAGAAGAAACCAGCACCTAAGTCTTCATCTAGCGATGATGATGGAACTGGTGGTAAGTTGGATAAACTGCTGGCAAAAACCAGGGGCACAAGCAGCAGTTCAAGTGGTGGTTCATCCTCTGGTGGTGGCGGGGAATCTTCTAGCAGCAGTGGAGGTAGTTCCTCTGGTGGTGGTGAGAAGAAACCTGGTCTTCTCAGAAGAATTGGTGGTGCTATCAAGCGTGGTCTGAAGAAAGCAGTCGGCAAAACATCCCGTCTGGTATCCAAGGGCAGCGACAAACTTGCTAAGCGTCTTGGTGAAGATTATGACACCATCGCACATCTCCATGAGTCTGGTCTCTTCTCACTTGAGGAGATTGAGAACATCGTTGAGATGAGATTCGATGATGGTCCTGAGGGAACTGCTAAGAGAAAGAAGGCGCTTGAGAAAAAGCGCGGTATGAAACTTGATGGTCATCCTCAGTTTGATACAAAGCGTGGTGCAATGGCATATGATGGTCCTAACAAGGCAGCATCAGACGCTAAGGATCGCGTCATCGCAAAAACAAAAGCAAAGCGCGAGGGTAAGTGATGTTATCATTCTCACAATTATCAGAGAAAAAAACAAAAGTCAAGATAAATCCTAAGAAAGAGGATGTCATGGAATGCCCTGACAAGTCTCGCAATCATGGAGATGACTGTGATTGTAAAAAGTGCGAAAAGAAACGTCGCGCTGAAGAACTTGGTGATGAAACAGAAGTATCTACGGAGGAAACCGCCTATGTCAGTCAAGAAGAAGTTTCAGAAGAAAGCGATCAAAGCATCGATCAAGAAGAAACTTCGACATTGCTGACGTTCGGTCAATTCAACGAAGCAACCCGTCTCAAGAAAGAGAAGGGGTATGATAAGGGTGGCACCAGGAAACCTACTGGTGGCAAACCAACTGCCATGGATCTTGTGAGAGCATCAATTACCAAACAATATGGTAAGGGTGCTATCATGGGTAGCGGTGGTAGTAAACAAAAGAAAAAAGAGAAGGGTGCCAAGTCTGATGCTGGTACTGGAAAGTACAAGAAGATGTCAGACAATAGAAAGGCAGCAGACGCCAAAGCAAAGAAAGCAGGTTTCAAAGACAGGCAATCTTATGCTGATACCATGGCTCGCTATGGTGGTGAGGACAACTATAAGAAAGGTCGCGGACTCGGTTCATGACAAACGAAGAACTTGCCCATCTTAAAAAAGAGAAGGAGCATAAAGAACGTGACGCTCGCATGAAATATGGCAAGCGTTACAAAGAAATTGTTTCTCAGGGCGAAAAGGCAAAGGAAAAACTATACACGACAACCAGAACTAAAGGTGTTCGTTTCTACGATAAGAAAGGTTCTGGTTACATGAAAGGTGGTAAGAAAACATACGATTGAAGCCTATATAGGACAGACCCTATTTTTGGAATCAAATCATGTTAGCATTCTTACTACCCTTTGCTAAAAAAATTGTTGCAGATGCAGTCTCCAAGATCCCTGATGATGCAGATCTCGGTGAGAAACTTGTAGATATTTGCATCCTTGTTCTGGAGAAGGCGGTAAAACTGACTAAGACGACCGCTGATGATGCTCTACTGGAAGCTGTGAAGTCAGCATTAGAATCAAGAGAAGACGCTGCCTGAGGCGTTTTTAGAGGGGTCTCAGAGACCCCGTTTTTTATAAATACTTGTATAGAAAACCAACGATACTAGGAGCATTACCATGGCGCTTTATGGTGTAACCGACGCTGATGAATCAAAACCCAAGTGGGCTGTAAGAGGAAGTGGTGTAGACCCTCAAAACATCTTCGCTACGAGCGAAGGATGGGTGTTGCGTCATTACAAGAATGCTGCTAAGACTGCATTCTGGGACGAAGTTCTTGTAGCCGTTGATGGTCTTGTCGGTGCAGGTGGTCGTGGTACTAACACTCTTGCTGAAGCAGATATCACCGCAGTCTTCTTTGAGGAGACAGGTTATGCTGGTGGTGCAACTGGTACTGTTGTTGTCATCTACAACGAACAGGTTGATGTCACCAATGGTGCAACCTTAGTTGTCAGAAATACAACTGATAGTGCTAACATCACAGCAACTGCTGCTGCACAGACTGGTGTTAACCGCGTTGAATTTACATTCACCGCTGCTGCAACTGGTAAGGCACATGCTATCCAAGCACAAACGATCTCTGGAACCATTGTTGATTCTACAGGTGGCGCTACATCAGACAAAGCATTCGTTGCTGGTGATGTAGTTGGCGCAGGTGGATCAGGTTCTACTAAGACATTCACTGCTAGTTAATTAAATGAAATTTGACGAATTGAATGAAGGAAACTACATTCTCTTCGCCATGAAGCATTATGAAAACCCCCATTGCGTAACCCGCGATGACTTTGATGAAGACATGAAACGTTTCAAATACTTGAAACGTCTTCTCAAACGTTATGTAAGATCGGGTCCATTAAGGACCCATCTTATTATTAATCATCTCATCATTTTATATAATGTTTTTGGTGAAGCCGCGACACCTCTCCTGTTTTTCAAACTGGAAAGGGAATATTGGTGTATATTAAAAACTATACTCCTTTATTTGAATAAATATCCCATAGGTATGCTTCCCGAATTGGAAGACGATCCTGACATTGCTGAGGAGCTTGCAAAGATATGACGGTCATGACTGCTGGTACTGGTGGATTTAGTGGTAGTGCAGACGCCACTGGTCCGAACGCTGGATACGATCCAGTCATGAAGTTTCGTGGTAAACTGAAAAAGAAAGATGCAAAGAAGTTAGTGGCACCTGGAAATAAAATCGGAGAGTCTAAAGAGAACCCTACGATGCCTTCCCGTCTGTTCCAATACAAGGTAACCATTCCTCAAGTTGGTGAGACTGTTGTTTATGCTAACTCCCCTGCAGAACTGGCGCAGAAGATGCGTCTTCTTATCAACCCTCGTTATAGAGGTGATGTTAAGATTGAAAGAATCATGCCTGGTCAAGCAGGTAAGTTTTTCATGGACAAGCGTATGAATCATATGCGTAATGTTCAGGAACAAGGCGATGCTCAGATGAAACAGCAGCAAGCCTCCATGAAGATCAACATGGAAAAGAAAAAGATCATGCTGAAGAAGCAGGAATTGCAGAAGCAATTACAAGCAAAAACCGCTCAACTTAAAAAACAAGCAAGAGCAGGTGCAGAAATGGACGCTACAAGGTAAGCAATGTCTGATATCAATTCAGCGATTATAGAAAGACTGGAAAGAGTAGTTGATTCACTTCAAGACAATAGTGTCAAGATGGGTCAACTTCTTGCTGTGCATAATGAAAAATTAGATAGACAGGACACAGTAGATGAAGTCTTGTTTGAGAAGATCGATAGACTACATTCGGATCTCAACAAAGACACAGAAGCAATCAAGAAAGGATGTGAGCGTGATATTAGACTGATCGATGATCGCCTAAGGGTCATGGAGAAAAAGATGTGGACCATCTTCGGCGGTCTTGCAGTCATATCATTCTTACTATCCGTGCCAGGACAGTCTTTAATGAAGAGCTTGACAGGTCAGCAAAACACAAGTATGATAGGGGTTGAGATTCCTAGGTCTATTGGGTGATTGATGAACATTATGCGAGACTAATCTCTGCTCGGTTCGACAAATTCAAGAGGGTACGCAACGGGGTGTATAACTTTCGTTGTCCCTACTGTGGCGATTCGCAGAAGCACAAGAACAAGTCCCGTGGATACTTCTTTACGATGAAGAGCGGACTAGTTTACAAGTGCCACAATTGTGGTGTAGGTAGATCCTTTGGAAGCTTCCTGAAGGACAATGCACCTGATGTTCATGACGAGTATGTCATGGAACGATACAAAGCGGGTCTCACTGGAAAGGGTCGAAACGTAGCAGATCCCTCACTAAGTTTTGAAAAACCCAAGTTCAAAAAGAAAGGTCCGATACAAAGTATTTCGGAACTAAATAATCTACACCCTGCACTAGGATATATCCTCGGTCGTCAGATTCCCACTCAACATTTTAAGGATCTGTACTACGTTGATAAATTTTGTACATGGGTTAATACTCAGAAACCTACGTTTGAGAATGTCAAAAAGGATCACCCAAGAATTATTATTCCTTTCATTGACAGTAATGGCGAATGGTTTGGATTCCAAGGGAGGTCTCTAGATCCACTTGATAAGTTGCGTTATATCACTATCATGTTGGATGAGAATCGATCTAAAGTCTTTGGACTTGATAGGGTCGATTTCAATAAAACTGTTTACATAACAGAGGGTCCTTTCGACAGTCTATACATAGATAACGCTATCGCGATGGCAGGTGCCGACATTGATTGGAACTTGCTACAAGGTAGAGAAGCAGTCTTTGTGTTCGATAATGAATGCAGAAATGTAGAGATTGTCAATCGAATGACAAAGGCAATCGATAAGGGTTACGAATTAGTAATCTGGCCAAATAATATATCAGAGAAAGACATTAATGACATGTTCCTCGCTGGACATGATGTCCAGTCTCTGGTAGAATTCAACACTTACAGCGGTTTAGAAGCCCACGTTAAACTAAGCGAATGGAAAAAGGTATGAAAGAAATTCATGTTGTAAAACGTGATGGGGAAAAAGAAACCCTTAACCTTGAAAAGGTTCATGCAATGGTAGAGCATGCCTGTAATGGTCTTGCAGGTGTTTCTGAGAGTCAGGTTGAAATGAATTCAAACCTGCAATTCTTTGATGGTATTAAAACCTCTGATATTCAAGAGATCCTGATTCGTTCTGCGAACGATCTGATTTCTTTGGATGCACCTAACTACCAATTTGTTGCCGCTAGACTTCTTCTATTCGGTCTTAGGAAGGCGGTATATAATGGTCACCCTGACGGGCATCCTCCTTTGAAGGAGCATGTTCAAAAGTGTATTGAGCAGGGAGTATATGACCCAACAATTATAAACAGGTACTCTGATGAAGAATGGGATCAACTGAATAGTTACATCGATCATGACAGGGACTATTTGTTCACGTATGCTGGCATTCGCCAAGTGACGGATAAATATCTCGTACAGGATCGTTCGACTGGAGAGATCTTTGAGACTCCTCAGTTCATGTATATCATGGTGGCGGCGACACTCTTTCAGGACGACGACAAATTCTATCGGTTAGAGTACGTCAAAAAATACTATGACGCAATCAGTAAACACAGACTCAACATCCCAACACCGATCATGGCAGGGGTCAGGACGCCCCTTCGTCAATTTGCATCTTGTGTTCTCGTTGATGTTGATGACACCCTCGATAGTATCTTTAGCAGTGATATGGCTATTGGTCACTACGTCTCACAAAGGGCTGGTATCGGTATTAACGCTGGCAGAATCCGTGGGATCAACAGCAAAATCCGAGGCGGAGAGGTACAGCACACAGGTGTTGTCCCCTTCCTTAAAAAGTTTGAATCAACTGTACGATGCTGCACACAAAACGGCATCCGAGGTGGTTCTGCTACAGTTCACTTTCCTATCTGGCACCAAGAAATAGAAGACATCCTTGTTCTTAAAAACAATAAGGGTACAGAAGACAACCGAGTGAGGAAACTTGACTACTCAATCCAGATTTCAAAACTTTTCTACGAACGTTTCATTGCGAATGGAGAGATTAGCCTCTTCTCACCGCATGACGTACCAGGTCTGTATGATGCTTTTGGTACTGATCAATTTGACGATCTATATGTGGCTGCTGAATCAGATCAGTCTGTTCCAAGAAAGACTGTAAGAGCACAAGAACTTGTTCTGAATCTTCTGAAGGAGCGAGCAGAGACAGGTCGTATTTACATTATGAATATCGACCATTGCAACAGTCACTCTTCGTTCAAAGACAAAGTTAATATGAGTAACCTCTGTCAGGAGATTACTCTGCCTACTGATCCTATCCAACACATTGATGGTAATGGTGAGATTGCTTTGTGCATTCTTTCTGCTATCAACGTTGGTAAACTTAAAAGTATTGATGAACTAGATGAACTCTGTGAGCTCGCTGTTCGTGGTCTGGATGCTTTGATTGATTATCAAACATATCCTGTCAAGGCAGCAGAGGTCAGCACAAAGAATCGTCGCTCTCTTGGTATTGGGTACATTGGTCTTGCACATTATCTTGCAAAGAACAATGCTAAGTACGATTCACAGAAGGCACATGACCTGGTTCATAAACTCACTGAGAGGTTCCAGTATGCCCTTCTAACAGCGTCTAATCGTATGGCAATGGAGAAGGGTCCTTGCGGTTATTTTGGTAAAACAAAGTACGCTGATGGAATACTGCCAATTGATACATATAAGAACGACGTAGACGAAATCGTACCGAATGACCTTGCTTGCGATTGGGATTACCTTAGGGGTAGGATCCTTGAATACGGACTCCGACACAGCACATTGTCCGCACAAATGCCTTCGGAGAGCAGCTCCGTTGTGTCAAACGCTACCAATGGAATCGAGCCGCCTCGCGACTACTTGTCCGTTAAGAAAAGTAAGAAGGGACCCCTTAAGCAGATTGTACCGTCGTATCTGTCCCTCAAAAATGCATACACCCTCCTCTGGGACATGCACAACAACGATGGATATATCAAAGTCACCGCCGTAATGCAGAAGTTCTTTGATCAGGCAATCAGTGGTAACTGGAGTTACAATCCAGAGAACTATGCTGACAACGAAGTGCCTGTATCTGAGATGGCAAAGGATCTACTTACAACCTACAAGTATGGTTGGAAGACTTCTTACTATCAGAATACCTATGATGCTAAGAAGGACGGTGATGATGTTGAACAAGTGAAGGGTAATGTTGATCATCTAATTGACGAACTACTTAACACGGAGGAAGACGACTGTGACAGTTGCAAGGTTTGAGGAAAAGGAAATCGAGAAAATGACAGTATTTAACAAGAACAAAGTGAACACCAAAAAGCAACCCATGTTTTTTGGACAACCTCTGGGTGTGCAGAGGTATGACGAGTATAAGTATCCAGTATTTGACAAACTTACGCAACAACAGTTAGGATACTTTTGGAGACCAGAGGAAGTATCGTTACAGAAGGACCGCAGTGATTACCAAACACTTACGCCAGAGCAAAAGCACATTTTTACCAGCAATCTTAAATACCAGATCATGCTGGATTCTGTACAAGGGCGCGGTCCTGGGATGGCTTTTATCCCTTACTGTTCACTCCCTGAGTTAGAAGCATGCATGACAGTGTGGGAGTTTATGGAGATGATTCATAGTCGCTCCTACACATACATCATTAAGAATGTGTATCCTAATCCTGGAGATGTGTTTGACACAATCCTGGATGATGAGAATGTTATGTCTCGTGCAGCATCAGTAACTGAATCGTATGATACTTTTATTGCTCATGCACATGAGTATGATAACGGACAGATGTGGGACCTTGCACGTCAAGGACATACCACAGGGCAGTATGATCGTCGTGAGTTAAAGCGCAAACTCTACAGGGCAATTGCAAATGTCAACATCCTCGAAGGAATCCGTTTCTATGTGTCGTTTGCGTGCTCGTTTGCTTTTGGCGAGAATAAACTTATGGAGGGCTCGGCTAAGATTCTCTCTCTTATCGCTAGAGATGAAAGCCAACACCTGGTTATCACGCAGAATATCCTGAAGAAATGGAGAGAGGGTGATGATCCTGAAATGGCAATCATCGCTAAGGAAGAACAACCTGTCGTAGCAGAAATGTTCAGGAAGACTGTTGATGAAGAAAAGATGTGGGCAAACTATCTGTTCAAACAGGGCAGTATGATTGGTTTGAATGATCGTTTACTTCATAACTATGTTGAGTGGATCGCTAATCGCCGTATGAAAGCGATTGGTCTTGATCCAATCTATGACATTCCTGCTAAGAATAATCCATTGCCCTGGACAGAGCACTGGTTGAATTCTAAGGGACAACAAAACGCACCTCAAGAAACGGAGATTGAAAGTTATGTCGTCGGAGGAATCAAACAAGATGTCACAGCAAACTCCTTCGCTGGATTCAGTTTATGATGACCTGCTAGATGCAGGTAATGAGATCGGTCCAGATGTGACAGACATGCTCTGGACCGCTGCTAAAAAAGAATCATTGAGAAAACATAAAAATGTATCACAATGAACTACTGGATATAAAAATCCATGCTATAAATAGTATTGTGATGGATTCATCACATATACGTTCATCCCTTCGGGGACGCAAGTAAGTCGCGGAACGGAGCGTTCATCCCATGCTTGAGTTTTTACTCTACACTACACTCACATGTTCTCAGTCTGAGGCACTAGTGTTAAGGATTGAAAAACACCTCAACCTGGACCCTGAGGTTCAGTTAGAGTTAGTTGAGACCGTAAAGGAATCAGCACCTGAGTGTTATTGGGACGCACACGACTGAAGGAACGGGGGACTGCAAACCCTAACTCTTCAGGAGAAGACTCATGAACACACTTACACAGATCCGTAAGCAAATTCAGAAAGCAGCACGTCTGCACGATGCTCAGATTCATCACACTACATATCGTGGTGTGGAATATGACACACGTTGTGTAGAGAACAAGGAGACCCACGGGACTTTCTGCTATCGTGGAAAAACTTACACCAAATAATCTTAACTATGTTAAGATGATAACAAAGCACCCACATGGGTGCTTTTTTGGTATAATAAATATTGACAAACTATACAGGAGAGTCATGAAAATCTTTCTGGACTGTTCTGATCCCGAGCTCATCGCTCAAGCATACGAGACTGGTTTAATCGACGGAGTTACTACAAACCCCAGTCTCATGTTGAAAGCAGGCGAAGACCCTAAGAGTATTATCAAGGAAATTTCTCACATTTTTCCTTGGAACTCTTCGGTATCTGCTGAAGTAGTCGGAGAGACTGCTGAGGAAATGCTAGACATGGCAGAAGACTTCATCGAGATCGGACCAAACATTACAATCAAAGTACCATGCACACCCGAAGGTCTAAGGGCGTGTTATGAATTAACAACCAATGAAATCAGTGTTAACGTCACTCTGATATTCAGTTCAGCACAAGCAATACTCGCTTCTAAGGCAGGTGCAACATACGTTTCACCTTTCGTGGGTAGAGTATATGACCAATCATTTGACGGTAATCAACTAATTGAGGAGATTGCAGATGTCTATGCTACACATCAGGCGAAGACCCAAGTCCTTGCTGCATCGATTAGGGATGTTCACCAAGTATCCTCTGCTTTTAGAGTGGGAGCTGATATTTGCACTATCCCTATTACCATTTTTGATAAGATGTACAAGCATGTTCTCACTGACAAAGGGTTAGAACAATTCGATAAAGATTGGAAATCCCTTCAGGAGAAAATTTAATGCCGAGAGGACAAGTGAAGAAGGACGAAATGGAAGTCCGAGTTCTTAAAATTAAGAATCAATTATATGATGGTTCTTACTCTGCTAAAAATCATGAGTGGCATGATGGAGCACATCATGCACTCAATGAGGTATTAAATATTTTACAAGAGTACCGCTCATGAATAAAAAAAACTTAAAAGTTCTAATACAAGACCTTGAGTTTGCAATTGCCGAACTTAAGGCAGAAGTTTACGCCGATGCCTCTGCTTACATAGATAAGAGTAGCGAGCGCATAGCGGCTAGATACATTGACCAAAACGACGACGACGGAGACCCCGACTAATTATGAAAACCCCTGGATTTTTAATGGAACCCCTTTTCTATCTGAGAACATTGACGACCATTTCGGTTTTGTCTATTGCATTACAAACACACTTACTGGTAAAAGGTACATCGGAAGAAAATACTTTCACCAACTACGAAAACCTAGAGGTGGTGGTAGGAGAGTTCAAAGTGAAAGCGACTGGAAAAAATACTACGGAAGCTCTCGTGAACTTACTGAAGATCGCAAACGGTACGGAAATCTGGTCTTCAAACGGGACATATTAAGCCTACATAAGAGCAAGGGACTCACAAACTTTGAAGAGACCCGCCAACTTTTTATCAACAACGTACTTACGGAGAGCATGGACGATGGGACACCTGCATACTACAACAGCAATATCCTTGGTCGGTACATGCGAAAAGATTATTTCAAGCCTTGACCGCTGCTAATTCATCTGTTATAATTCAGAGGTAGTCAAGGGAGTCTTCCAAATGAACGCTGAGTTCTACGAAAATCAAGACACTGCAGACGCACTGATGGACCTTATGGTCGATCAACTGCATCACTTCGCAGAGCTTGAACTGGAGGAAAACCTTGCCGCCACTGGGTCAGTAGCTCAGTTGGATAGAGCAACTGCCTTCTAAGCAGTCGGTCGCAGGTTCAAATCCTGCCTGACCCGTTGTCCCTTTGGGACACACTGGTCCATTATAAGGTAAAATCTTATGACTACAGCACAAAAGTTCTCGTCTGTTGTTGGTATTCTATATGATGCCATTGATCGACAAGTGACACTTGACATCGAGTATCCTATTCTTTATAATAAAGTATTGAAATTCTATGAGGAGAAAGGTGTTGATTTTTATGGTGATGTAGATGAGGATTATGACATTCTCCTCAACAAACTTGAACAGGACCTATTTTATTATGAAACCTGAAGTTCTTCTAGAACGCTTCCCCTATCGTTATGTTCAGTCTGGGACGATCGAACTCAATGGTCGTCCTGACTATCGAATTCAAAAGTTCGATGAATGGACAAAGCGTTACAAAGACATGTATCTCCTAGACAATTCAATTCAATTGGATTATGCTATGGAGGACTTTGAATACACGAAATGGTTAGACCCTGCTCGTGTCCCATGTTACATTCGCGATACCGTTACTTCCTCATGAACCCTTACTTGCAAGCAGTCAAAGCACTTGAAAATTGTGTCAAAGATGCTATGGAAAACAATGTTGATGCCAATACTCAAAGCGAGATTTGGCGACACTACCAAGGCATGAAGGCGATTGATAAGCAAATCGGTCGTACATCCAACTACAGTATCTCTACTAGTGGTAATGATACGATTTCATTTGATTATGATGGGATTGTGGCAGGGCAACCTGTTAACTTTTCCTCAGTCGGTCAGGATGTGATTACCTTTGGTGATTACAGTGATTACAAAAGTCAGGAGTATCGTCCTGACTAGTCTTTCCCAATAGACTTTAAACTAGATGGGTTTTGACTGGATGACAGTCGCCTATAACCAAGGAGTTTGCTCGTTCTTCAGCAAAATGAGATGGTGGAGTCAATGACCCATTTACAAGGACCCATAATGGGTCCTTTTTTATTGGATTCAAAATCTTAATATTTGAAAGTGCTTGACAATTGTAAAAAAATTATATATAATGTAACAGTTCTTCACACATTAACATGACAGTTACAACAAACGACTCAGGTCAAACAAATATGTGGGCAAGAGAAACCCAACCATGGATTTCTCAAACCGATGCAGAACGCTACGGATACCAGACACATGCTGAGAAGGCAGAACTCTGGAACGGACGTACTGCAATGATGGGTTTTGTTGCGGCCTTGATTTCTTACGCATTTACTGGTAAACTGTTTTTTGGAGTTCTCTAATCCATTAAATAGATTTTACCATGGCACAAATCCCTGAAGTAACTTTTCAAACCTTTGACAAGGGATGGGGTTCATTCTCATCTCTCGACATCATCCAAGACAAAAGGATCGTTATCTTTGCACTACCTGGAGCATTCACTCCTATCTGTAGCAACCTGATGCTTCCCGCTTATGAAGAAGCATATGACGAGATCCTTGATCAAATGATTGATGAAGTCTATTGTCTCTCTGTCAATGACTGCTTTGTTATGAACGCTTGGTTTGATCAGATGGGTATCGAAAAAGTCAAATCTATTGCTGACGGGAATGGTGAATTCACGAATGCAATGGGTATGTCGATTCCCAAGACAAATAGGGGATTCGGATTCCGTTCTTGGAGATATGCTATGGTGGTCGATAACGGAGAAATTGAAATGACTTTTGTGGAAGACGGAAGGATGGGTAACTGTCCCTCTGATCCATACTTGGTTAGCGATCCTTCGACCGTCCTGAAGTATCTTAAGAGTAAGTAATGCCTAATCCTGACCAACTGTACATTGATATGCAGAAGCTCGACGATATGTACGAAGAGCTACTCTGGCATCCAGACGACGAACTACAATTTACTCACGATGGTACTCGTATCATCATCACTAACAAAACACTAGAGGAAAAACAATGAACGAAAACGCAGAACGCATTAATGGTTGGGCAGCAATGCTCGGCGTGATCGCAGCAATGGGATCTTATGCAACTACAGGTCAAATCATTCCTGGCATTTGGTGATCACATGACATTAGAAGTCGGTCAAACGATCATATTTTGTTTGACACCTTTCTTTTTCATGTTACTCTTTATTCAAACAGAGGATGATGACGATCAAGGTGGTGATGGTGGGATAATGATGCCCGCCTACAGTCCAACATAAGTTGTTTACAAAAACAATCATGGCACTTTTAGTAACAGCATCAATCTTGCTTGCCACCTTCGTAGGTGGCGCGATGGCAACGCAATCAGGAGAGGAGTAATCCTCTCTTTTTTTATACATAATTATGTTGAGAAGCAAATCAAATCATGTCCAGAGATCCTAATAACACATCCCGTTGGGTTGCAACTCGTCGCACTGAGGACAAACAGATTGAGTATCTTGTGTCACATGCTACCTGGTCACCCGACAAACGATTCGCTAAGGTGTTCGATGCCCAGTCAGAGGCAAGAAAATACATGAAAGAGTCTGGACTCAAGGGCACAGTACGAAAATTCGTGCTATAATACTAGGGTAAGCACCTTCCCACTATGATCTTAGAAACAATTCTGGCTCTCAGTGCAGTTGATTATGATCACCTGGCTCGCACTGTGCAGGTAGAGGCAGCACCTAACACCATGGATGAATTCTGCGTGGCAGTATCTGTCCTGAATCGTGTTAGATCGCCATACTACCCCAATAACGTTGCTGATGTAGTGTATGCACCTGGTCAGTATGAAGGATTCAACTACTGGAGACCTGCTGCAAAAGCATCTGTTATAAACCGTCTGAAGAATAAGGATAATCTTCTTAAAGCATATTCTATTATTGGAGATCGTACCGATTTCAAAGGACAGTCCCAACTTCCTTGGCGTGTAGCATCGGAAGATCCGATGTGTCACGAGCGAGGTAATTTCTTTCACTATCACTGGCAATCATGATCAGGATTAGAGCAATCAGAAACCTTTTCAATCTGTCTCAACCAGAGGCAGAAGAGTATCAGGAGCAGGCAATCATCGATGTTGATGACGATGGTCTAGACTACGAAGATCAGTATTACACTGGCGTTCCTGCTGCTCCATATCTTGTTCCTGACCCTTGGTTTGGTAATGAAGCACCTCCTTATACGGAGAAGCAACTTGATTACATGGAGAAAGAAACTGAAATCAAAAAGCAAGACGAAGCACGTCGTGAAGAATCAGGTGAAGAACCTGTTAACATTCACGAAGTGATGTACGAGATTGCGACAAAGAACACCCCTGAGTTAGGTGGTTCTGAAAACCTTTTTTAGGTACAACTACTCAAAATTTTCACTTGACGGGTTTCCCGTACTGTGTTAATATAAATACATGAACGAATGAGGGTTTCCTCACTTTCACCCACGCCTCACCAAGACTAAACAGCGTGGTAAAATAATAGTCTTTCATACCTCTGCTTAGGGTGCAGAGGAATAGTAACTCCACCATTACCCTGATGGTCTTACTTATTTCAAATACAATGGCTCAAACTACTCTTACACGCCAACAGGGCGTGTCTAACTGGGAACAGTTTTGCGAGTGGGTAACCTCAACAAACAACCGCCTCTATGTGGGTTGGTTCGGCGTGTTGATGATCCCAACTCTGCTTGCTGCTACCATTTGCTTCATCGTCGCATTCATCGCGGCTCCTCCTGTCGACATCGATGGGATTCGTGAACCAGTTGCTGGTTCTCTCATGTACGGTAACAACATCATTTCTGGTGCTGTTGTCCCTAGTTCCAACGCAATTGGACTTCACTTTTACCCCATCTGGGAAGCTGCTTCCCTAGATGAATGGTTGTACAACGGTGGTCCATATCAATTGGTAGTCTTCCACTTCCTCATTGGCGTCTTCTGCTATATGGGTCGTGAATGGGAACTGTCCTATCGTCTGGGTATGCGTCCCTGGATCTGCGTTGCCTACAGCGCACCTGTCGCTGCTGCTTCTGCAGTCTTCCTCGTTTATCCTTTCGGTCAAGGTTCTTTCTCTGATGGCATGCCTCTTGGTATCTCTGGTACTTTTAACTATATGCTTGTATTCCAAGCAGAACACAATATCCTTATGCACCCGTTCCATATGCTCGGTGTTGCTGGGGTATTCGGTGGATCTCTTTTCTCTGCTATGCATGGAAGTCTTGTTACTTCCTCACTCGTCCGCGAGACAACTGAAACAGAGAGTCAGAACTACGGTTATAAGTTCGGACAAGAGGAGGAAACCTACAACATCGTTGCTGCACACGGCTACTTCGGTCGTTTGATCTTCCAATACGCATCATTCAACAACAGCAGAAGTCTTCACTTCTTCCTTGCTGCATGGCCTGTGATTGGTATCTGGTTTACTGCACTTGGTGTTAGCACCATGGCATTCAACCTGAACGGTTTCAACTTCAACCAGTCCATTCTGGACAACAACGGTCACGTTCTCCCCACCTGGGCAGACGTTCTGAACCGTGCTGGTCTGGGTATGGAAGTAATGCATGAGCGTAATGCTCACAACTTCCCACTCGACCTTGCTGCTGCTGAGAGCACGCCTGTCGCACTCCTGGCACCTAGCATCGGTTGATATAGGTTACATACAACTAAAGGACCCTACGGGGTCCTTTCTTTTTCTTCATTATGTAAAGTTATGTCTCACGATCTTTTAGAATTACTTACTTATTATGTGATCGTCTCAGTTGTTTTTGTTGGCGCTCCTGGAGTCTTCCTCTTCATAGTCTTCATGCCTGCTATCCAAAACACTAAGGGACGTATGGTTGGATATAAGGATCATAAAACATATGGTGACTCATCTACATACGAGAATACACCAAGTGATTACACCAAACACACCATACAAGTTAGCGGTTATAATCCGTGATACTTGGCCACAACTCTACTATCTACAAGGAATGAAAAATGGTCGCTTCAACTCTAAGTCCCCCACGGAGGGGATGGTTCGATGTCCTCGATGATTGGCTTAAACGAGATCGTTTCGTTTTTGTTGGTTGGTCTGGACTACTTCTTTTTCCCACTGCTTACCTTGCTATTGGCGGTTGGCTTACTGGCACGACTTTCGTTACGAGCTGGTATACCCATGGACTCGCTAGTTCCTATCTTGAGGGTGCAAATTTTCTTACAGCGGCAGTTAGCACTCCAGCTGACGCTATGGGTCATTCTCTTCTTCTTCTCTGGGGTCCTGAGGCTCAGGGGAGTTTCGTCAGGTGGGTCCAACTTGGAGGGCTTTGGACCTTTGTTGCTCTCCACGGTGCATTTGCACTAATCGGTTTCATGCTCAGGCAGTTTGAACTTGCACGTCTTATCGGTATCCGTCCCTACAATGCTATTGCTTTCAGTGGTCCTATTGCTGTTTTTGTCAGTGTATTTCTCATCTATCCTCTGGGACAGTCGTCCTGGTTCTTCGCGCCATCGTTCGGTGTC